CCTCTCTAGAGGCTCAGGAGACTGTCAGGCAGGGTGATCTATTCAGCTACGAGAATCAAGCAACTGAGCTTCGTAATGACGTTCTGAACAACGCTAAAGCGGGTGAAGAAGGTGTTCCCGGTTCAAGGGACTATCTGCGCAAGCAGGAAGAAGAACTAGCATATCAACAGAAAGCTGCGCAGGACACTTTAATTAAAGAAGAACCTGTTGTTGAACCTAGTCAGCGTTCAGTTGAAGTAGAAAAGCCTTGGGGTCAAACTCGGGTTGGAGGCAGTCAACGTGGATCAATAGATTTCTCTTTTGGAAAAGAGCGTGAGCGTCAACTTATCCGAGAAGAGGAAGCTCAAACAAAACAAATCATCAAAGATCTAGAAGCTAGTCGAAATGTTGAACATTCAAAAGCAGCCTTAGATTCATTAGGCTGGATGAAGACTGTTCGTCCTCTGTATGATAAAGTTCAAAAGCTACAAGAAACTCTTGCTCATGAGCGAATTCCTTATGAGCTTGTTATGAAGATGGAAGATGCCTATAGAGAAGCTAATAGTCTTTGGAAAGATGTACAAACATTTACCTATGGAGATCCAACAGCCAAACATCCATTAGGACATAGACTGTCAGAAGATCAAGGTAGATCCATAGCGGGTTCAAATCTTAGCCACACAGTTAGAAACACACCTCAAATTGAGCAGGCATTTAAAGAGTACATTCAAGGAATTGAAGAATATAAAAAGACACTAAATCCACGTTCTAAATATGATCGCCAAACTCTAAAAGAGATTAACGCAGTTCTTGGTAATGTGTCTGTCTTAGGTCAGTCTAAGTTTGGCAAAGGTCAAAAAGGTTCAATTGGTTTTTTCGGTAAAGATCCTTACGAAAAGTTCGCTGAGAATCTGCGTAAGGAAGTACCTAATGTTACTGAAGCTGAACTAACTAAACTCTGGGAAGAGAAGCAGAAGCAGTCTGGTAATGCAATTACTAATCAGAAAATGGCAACTACGCAGTCTAAGATTGCTAAGGACTTGGCTGGTCTTGATCCTAAATACACAGGTGAAGTTTGGACTCCTGAGAAAGCTGTTGAAGTTCTCTCTACTGTTCCAGATATTACCAATCGTGGATTGCTCAAGGAACAGTTTGGTTCCTCTGGCCGACTTCAGCGCGATCTGTTGAATCATCCTGCTGTTACTTGGGTATATAACTTGACTAACAAGGCTGTTGAGAATGGTCGTATTCAAGCACGCAAAATCCTAGATGACACTGGTACTGGAATCATTCCAATGATCCGTAAGCAGGTTATGTTCCATAAGGGTGGCGAAGCTGAGATGCGTTCCTACTTCCAGTGGCGCTTTAAGAACGAAGGTTCTGGTGAAGTTCTACCTGAAACTTTCAGTCCTGCTGTGAAGAAGATTCATGAAGCTTTGAATAGGGGGGATGAGCAGCTACTTGCTAAGATGAATGAAGTGCTGGCTAAGGATGGAAAGAAACCAATTACCAATATTGACAACCACATGGTCCATTATTGGTCTGGGCCATACCGCGCCTATGTCTATGTGAAGACAGAGGGTGGTGGTTCTAGGTTAGGTTTCTTTGTGTCTGAAAAGACAATTGGAGATGCCAAAAAGGCATTGACATGGATTCAGGAAAACATCCCAAATGTAGATACTACCAAAGCATCTGAGATTAAGTTCGTTAAGTCTGATGCCCGTGGCAGGTCTAGTATGTTTGACCATCTACTTGAACTAACCAATAACACTGATCCAGCAGTTGCAGAAGCACTACAAGCATTCAAGGAACGTGTTCAAGGTTTGCAAGAACGTCACCTTGGTGAACAGAATCGTCAGAAGTTCCGCGCAGGTGTGCAAGGTTTCCAAGGTAACAAGCCCTGGATGACTGAAGCACGAAACTATGCAGACTCTATTGACACTGTTCGTACTAAGTTTGACGCAGGCTATCAGTGGATTGCTGCACAGGAAATTCGCCAGCAGATGGAACCTGTTCTTAAGGCACAGCAAGATGGTAAGATTCATGTTGGTGGTGCTCTCTCACTAGGACAGAAGTTTGTTGACCATGCTCTGGGTAAGAATATCGACACCTCAGCAATCACCAAGTTTATGGACTATCTGGAGGATATTTCTCCTAAGAATATTGGAGCAGTTCGTCGTGGTACTACTACCACACAACACTTCTTTAGTCGTGTGACTCTGCCATACCTACTTGCTCTTAAGGGAACACAAGCTGTCCAGTCAGTCTTGCAGGTTGGACAAGCTACCATTCCACGAATGATTGAGATGCGTAAGCAGTATGGTGGTGACTATGTTCACGTAGCCACGTCACTAGCACAAGGTTCTATGGATGGTATGTTCCAGTTGGCGAATACTGTCACACAAGGTAAATTTGAAAAGTTGTCTCGTGACTTGATGCAGAAAGTCGATGGTGATTTCTCACCTACTACTCAAGCTATTCATCAAGCCATTCGTGATCTTGACGTTGCACGTATGTCTCTATCTGATACAGGTGTTTCTAAAGAAGGTGGTTTTTGGAAGTCTTGGGGGAATGCTGCCGCTGAAGGTTTCTTGGACGCTCCAATGAATCTATTTGAAGGTCCGACTCGCACATGGGCGTTTAGCTCATTTGTGAGGCAGGCAGTGAAAGATGGGTACAAGATTGAAGATGCTATCAAACTTGGAAGAGAGCAGATGGATACTATGGTGAATTATAATCCTGAAGCTGGTGCTATGGGACTTGCTAATATGGGTCTTGTTGGACAAGAGGCTCGTGGATTGCATACCTTCATGATTAACTACTACACACAGCTTGCTCGGTATGGCAAACTTGCTGCTGAGAGTGGTGGTAAGCAGGCAGGACCATTGCTCACATACCTAGCCATTACCTTCTCTCTTGGAGGTGCTGTTGGGTTCATTGGTGCCGACTTGGCAGACTGGTTGTTGGATGGTCTTAAGATAGGTGCTCGTGGCACTAAGGCAGATTCACCTGAGTTGCAGAAGTTCAGTTTGCGTCAGTGGCTAATGGAGAATACTCCTGAAGCCGTCAGTGTTGGTCCTCTATCTGCTTCTACTGATCTTGGTTTGTATGGTTCATTTACAACTAAGGTAATTGATCCAGATCGTACCTTCATTGACAATATGTTCCCAAAGACAATGGCGTCGCTTCAACTAACCAAGGCCGCTGTAAAAGCACCTCTGCTATTGAATTCTGAATTGTCTCAGAAAGATCGTGGTACTATTATTGAAGGTGTTAGTCCTAAGTTTCTCACTCAGAGCATTCGTAACAGGTTTCATAACAAAGATAATATTGTCTATGATCCTAGTGCGGAACGTGCCGGTCTTCCTATGTATCAGCGCACTGATAAAGAACAGCAAATCTCCAAACATGGATTTGGTGTGAGAGGTCTTGCTGAAACAATGGCTCAGGCTGACACAGGTAATTATTTCAAGACACAGAAGAACCTCGGTGCTAGTCAGAAGGAACAGTTAATCAAACTAGAGAAGATTCTTGTAGCCTCCATCAAGAGTGGTAAACGTGGAGAAGAACTTCTTAATGACTCTCCTGTAGCTCAACAGATTAAGTCTTTGATTGTAGATTGGCACATTGACGAAGACCAAGTACAGAAACGTATTGAGTCTACTGCTGAAAGCTATGGCTTACCAGCAGAAGCCTTGCGTAAGCTTGTTCGTGTCAAGGGTGCTAAACTCAGTGATGTAGATAACATCAAGGACTTGTCTGGTATTATTAATCGTGCAAGAGAAAGGCAGGAAAAGTATGGACGGTAAAGAACTAATCAGGAAATTCGAAGGTTTGCGCTTAGAGTCTTATCTATGTCCTGCCGGAGTTCCTACCATTGGATATGGACATACGTATGGAGTAAAATTGGACCGTAAGATCTCTGTCGCTGAGGCAGAGGTTTTACTGGACCATGACTATCAGGAAGCTGAAGTTGCTGTCAACTTCCTAATTTCTGTTCCCTTGAATGAGAACCAGCTAGGTGCTCTGACGAGCTTCGTGTTCAATCTTGGTCAAGGTAAGCTCATGGGGTCAACCCTAAGAAAGAAACTCAATCAAGGCGACTACAAGGGTGCTGCTGAGGAATTTGATAAGTGGGTGTTTAGCGGTGGGAAAAAGCTTAATGGTCTCATTGCAAGACGCGCCGCTGAGAAGAAACTATTTCTATCATGAATGAAGAAGATATATTAAAGCAGTTACAGGAATACTTCTTTCAGAATAGAAAGGTAGAACGTCAATATGATCCTGAACAGGGAAAGGTATGGACTGACAGCTACAGCCTTCCTCAGTTGATGCAACAGATGGGACAAGTCAATACCCAACGCCAACATGCTGGTCCTAGTAACATGTGGGATCAGAATAGTCGCACTATGCAACAACTACTAGAAATGCGTAACAAGAAATATCAGATGTAAATAAAGCCCCTTTCCTCGCGGATTGGGGCTTTTTCTTTTTGCTCATTTAACGTCATGCGCGGACGATGCTGGTTAGAAGAAAATACACCTCCTTTCGTTAGTGTGGCTTTGGTCGAAAAACTAGAGCAACTTCCCACTCAGGTTCTTCGTCAAAATCAGTTACAAAGGCAACTCCCTTCTCTCCATCAGGATGTTGCTTTACTTCTTGTAGTGTCTCCAATAGGAGTTGTTTGAATTCTGTGTTCAATGTTATCTTTCTTATTGTTATTATTATATTCCGCAGACGCCGGAAACGCAAGCACGATCAATATTCTCTTCATAGACAATTCCTTTATGCTTGATTGCTTCTTCATATGGAACTTCTGTTAGAGGTTGACCTCCTCGACTTCCGTCTGGATAACACGTAAATCCACGTAGTCGTGGTGCATACTTGCTAAGTGTTTCAGCAAATCGCCCAACGTCTTGCTCTGCATTACCTTTAGACCCCCATGAAGGGAGGTTAATGGTACTGGAGATTGACATGTCAACATAATCTTGAATATCTGCTTGGAACTTGAGTCGTTTTTCATAGTCATGACTTAGTCCGTAGGCTGTTTCGATTTTGCTGGGGTCGAGTCCGAACTCTTTGATGAGTTGATCTGCTGTGGTATCAACGACATATTCATACTTCCATTTGGTTCCATCTGTGAGATAACGTCGTTTATAGGCAACTGCGAACAGCGGCTCAATACCAGTCGTCGTTCCTGATAAAATTCCAATACTTCCCGTTGGTGCAATAGCTCGGTAAGCAACCGGTTTCGAGATATACAAACGCTCACAATGCTCGTTTGCTGCTCGTTCTGATTCATCTTTATATACCTTTAACCATTCGTGAAGTTCGGGTGTTACTTCGTAGCCTTGTCCTCGTTGGAGGAGCCATGCATGTATCCCCATGAGGCCCAGTCCCAATCGCCGATTCTTTTCCCGTACTTTATAAACTTTTTCATACGGCAGGTCCGCGCGGAGGGTTCCACACACCAGAAACTTAGATCCAAGCTCAACAACGTGCTGGAACTCTTCCAGACTAGTAATATTGCTGATATTGATTGAGCCAAGATTACATACGTCAGAATCATCTTCACTTGTAACTTCCGTACCTGAATTGTTACTCTACTAATGTAGGGGTTAGTCATTTCTGCTAACCTCTGTAGATTGCTCTACAGCACAGACTATATCACCACCCATTACTGGGGCTAATCGTTCGAGTTTGTATGAAAAACTTGGAAGAACAAAAGGTAGAACTGTAGCAATAAACAACTCAATGTCTGCTGATTTAACTCGTAAGAAGTAATATTGATTATGTCTATTTACTGTTGTACGAATACCAGTCTTTTCATAAATTGCTTTACTTAGTGCCAAATTATCAAAGTAACTATAACCTTTTGTATGCAGTTTAATTTCAGGATACTTGTTCCATCTCTGGTCCACTGATGTTCCACCATCAGCCATAAATATAATGGCTAAAGCTTCTGCATCTAGAAGAGTTAATTGATGTGGATCAAGAATCTTTTTACCATCTGGTGTGTATAACCGTTCTCGAATAGCTGAGAACTTGGGATGGATTTTAGAAGTTAAACATACAAGTGGGGAGCGATTCCCACGTTGGATGATGTTGTGTTTGTTAGTAGAAGTGAATTCATTAATAACAGACTCAACCCAAGAAATGTAATCTAGGTTGTCTTCCCGCATATTCATTACATAGCGACATTCTTTTCCGGATGGATAAACACCACCATCAAAACTACTAAAGTAATATAGAAGTTTGCTAAGTTGTTTTTCATTAATACTCATAGTCGTTGCACCTTTCAATACTGAATTGGCACAGGATTGTCCTAACGGAGATTCCCTGTTTTTAGATTAGTTGTTCGACACTAATTACTTAGTGAAGGCACCTACTTGTTGATGCATTACGAAGGGTTTCATTCTGCTTATCTCCAAAATTGAAGCTAAATCCGGGTTCTCCGGTCATCATCGCCTGACGACAATTCTCTACAAACGTATGCAAGTTTGCTCGGTCTGCATTATAAAGCCACTTGTCATCGTAGTTGACAGAGATGTTGGTCATGTCCAGACTAGCTGGAAAGTTGAAGTCTGCATTCTTCAGATCCTTGATCTGTTGAGACCAGTTCTTCGCTGTCAAGAAGTTTGGGATGTCTTCGTGAAGCCAGTTCAATGAGGCGTAAATTGCGGATCGCCTTGAGCCTCCTTGCATCACATTTCTTCCGATTTCATTAACCATATTCATAAGGGACAGTGGGCCACTAGAGACGCCTCCTGTACGAGAGATGGGTTTTCCAGAAGCCCGTAAGATAGAATAATCCACACCTATGCCGCCGCCGGTCATCAGACATGAGGTTGCCCTTTGGGCAATGTTCGCCCATTCCTCGCGGGTATCTTCCTCAGCGCGCAGTAGGAAACAATTATTATAGTAATGATTAGCCCGACCAGCATAGTATAAATACCTGCCTCCAGCCAAAAATTTCATTTCCTTCATATACTGAACTAATTGATCTCGATCCTCTTGAGACATTAAAGCTCGCTCAGTTCCCCACCGAGTTCCAGCAACATCTTCAACTAACCTCTCACAAAGTGCATCCCAGCTATCTGAGGGGCCCTGTCGGTACTTTAAGTTAAATACGTTTTCACTAAAGGAATTCTTAAATCTATTTACAATCACACATGTCTCCAAAGTTTATTATTTTTAATGTCTTTAATGGTTGTACGACTGCAATTAAAGAATTCTGATAGTAGGGAAGAACTTCCAGACATACTACGAATCATTGTGACAAGTTCTTCAGTTAGTTTGGAAGTTCCAACATTACTACCTTTTGCTTGTCGATGGCGATCTAACATGTCTTTAGAATTATCAGCGTTTGTTCCAAGAAGCAGGTGAGTAGGATTTACACAACCTCGATTGTCACATGTATGCCGAACAACCTGCCCCTTGGGAATATCTCCCTTATGGAGAAGATAGGCTTTTCGATGTGCTCGAATAAACTTCCCACCCATCCAACTAACTCCATATCCAGCTTTATCCCTTGCCTTTGTCCATTCGATACATGGAGTACTCTGTTCGTTCATTTTCCCATTCTCGATCTTCAAGCATATGTAGAACAGCTTGTTGTAGTTTTTCTTTTGATAGTTGCTCTTTTTTTGCAGGACTTGTCTCGGCTTTTTTACCTGTCCAACTCTTCGTCATCAGCTTCATAATAGTTGCGTAGCTTGTCCTGTTTGTCTTCAATGAAACTCTCAAGAATTTCTACCAGCTCCTCCGAAGAAAGATCCAGTAGTTCAATGAGAGTCACTTCATCCTCATGCTTGAGGGTTTCCTTAAGATCGTCAAACGTCATGTTATTTCTTAAAGTTAGTTACAATACGCTGTCCAAACAGGAACCCAAATGCAATGTTGGCACCTTCCAGACAAACCAGCTTGACAGTGGGATCAATGCCTTCAGTAAAGGCAATGCCGATCCCACCAAGGATAATAACAAAGGCCCCAATGTAACGAGAACTCGCCCGTAGATCGACGACCCACTGGCTAGGCGTTCCACCAGGATTGTCGAGTTTGGCGACAGTCTCCATACGTCGAATGTCTTGTTCGTCAAGTTGCAACTGCTCTGCTACGGAGGTAGGTTTAACCCCACCTGTCCAAGCAGTAATACCCTGTTTAATGCCCTCCACACCCACGGGAATAAGTGCAGAGAGCAGTGTAGTTAATAGAATACTCATTTAGTTACTTTCTTATAATCGTCTTCTGCCAATTTCATATCTTCCTCATATCTACCTACAGCATCTGGGAACAACTCCCAAAACATACCAGATTTATGTAAACGTAGATAGTCCTCTTTTGAGATTGTCCATAGCTTTGCCATTCTCATTAAGGTATCCAATCAAACAAGTCGTTGCACTCTTTGGCAAGGATATTGTTAATTTGTTTAGCTACTTCGCGGATTTCGTACTGTGCAGCAGGATTACTACGCAGCTTAATGAAGTCAAGCCAAGCTTGTAAGTTGCCTGTGACAATCAGTTCAGTATGAGTAGCTTCAGGAAGCACGAACCTCGCATCCTCTTTGCGAACACCTTCACGGATTAATTTAGTATAAAGGTCCAAGCACTGTTGATTGTGAATCTTAAAAGCAAGTTCCCACTCTTTATCCATAGGCAAAACAAAATCTGTGTCTAGCTCAGAGCAGTACCGCTGACTGCGTTGAAGAAAGTCTAAAAATTTCGAGCGAACAAACTGATGAGAACATACACGGCTTATTCCTGATACGTGGAAAGTGGCAATTGCATGCCTTAATGTAGACAAATGCCCACTGTCTTTACAATGTACAGCACGCTTTCTATTTGCAGCAGGTTCATTTTTACTATGATAACAAATTCCTGCATAGGAACCAATCAGTTCAAGTGCATTCGGAGTAATATGTAATAGTTCAATTTTCATCTTTCGTCACCACTCCCAGTCAAAACCGCACGAAGTTTGCGATCCTCCAACTTGGCATGATTGATAGTTAGCAGATCTTCAAAATCATATCCAAGAGCATCGGCCAGTCGTGCAATGTACCATAGGCAGTCGCCTAGCTCATAGATAATTCCACCAATGTCAAGTTTACCATCACGTAGATACTTCTTAATCTTATCTGCAACCTCACCAGATTCGCCATTCAAACCCAGTGCTAGGTAAGTAAGCTCTTGGTCGTTACCTGTGCCAGCCCCTTTGTAAATTGCAGTGGAAACAGTCCATTCTTGATATGCGTTAGCTTGCATATAGTCTCAGCCTTTCTGCTGTACTTTGAGAATACTTGGTGACAGTCCGGTTCCAAGATCTCCCACTTGTTTAAGTTCTGCCCAAGCGATAAGAGCATTAAGATAGTCACGAGCTTTATATAGATCTTTAAGACCATCTTTCTTCTTCCAGCGATATGTGTATTTAATAATATTAAATTCAGCACCACAAACTTCTTTTTCAATTAGAAGATCCATCATCTTAGTATCTTCGTAGTGGTCAGGACTCTGCACTATATTTTTCCTTTAAATATTTTAGTGACACGAAGTGCTCGTCAAAGCAACCTTCGTTAACATCATAAGCCATCAGGATTCCGCGAAAATGGTTGTTACCCTGAGGTCCTAGATAATCTTCATCATGCTCATAGCATGAACCAGCAATGATGCATGTGATAGTCGAACCATCTGGTCGCTTGCCGTAGGCGACTTGCTTTCCTTGTTGATGTCCAGCAATACAAGACATATGTAATTTGCTAACCATAGCAGATGCAGTAGTAGCTGCTCTGCCCATGACGCCTGTTGGAAAATAATGACTATAAGCGATACCGTCGATAAAGACAGGCTTGAGGAAATTATGAACTTCCCAATCTTCGTAGGGGAGATCTTTATGACTAATGAGTCCTTCCAATTTCGGATCATCATTGACAGCCCTAGCAATACGGTTCTCATGGTTGCCTAGCAGCATTACCTTTCGTGGATTGTACTGTTTCTTCTTCTGTTCTTTTGCTTGTTGGTTAAATAGCTTTAAAGGACCAAGAAGACAATCCATTGCCTTCCTAGCAGCCTCAATGTCTTTAGTATATCGCCGACCTTCAAAGCTTTTCTTACCAACGTCGTAGCTAGACAGACTAGGCATGTCGGCAAAGTCGCCAAGGTGGACGACCACCGCAGGCTTGACTTCGACAATATACCTGCCAATTCGTTCTAGATACGCAAAATCCTGTCCGTCCTTACACTGGGTATCGGGCACTATGAGATGGGTTATTATAGTAATTGCTCCTAATTTCTTCAAAGTCAATTGGTTTGTATCCAATCTGTTCTACAGACACATTAATATACCTAGAATCGTCTTGTAGTCCAAGCCCCGGGATTTGTTCTTGGATTAGATTTGCATGCAGATGTCCGTGAATATTTGCAGCCCATCGTTCGACGCTTGCTGGATGAATAGGAATATGTGTAAGAACAAACTTGTCTAGTGTATGACTGGCTCGTACATCTTTAAAATATTGTTGATATTGAGACAGTTTAAAGTTGTCGTGATTACCTCGGATAAGTACCTTAGTCCCATTCAATCTACCCAGAATACTTCCAAGTGTAGTGAAATTCTTAAAGCCAACATCTCCTAAATGATATACTTTATCTTCGGGTTTTACTATTGAATTCCACTGATCAATTAGATATTCATCATGTACATAGATATTTGGGAAGTCTCGTAAAGGACTCCCATCTTGGCGTTTAAACGTCAGAATATTAGCATGACCAAAGTGTGTGTCGCTAATAAGAAATGTCTTCACTTACTCTCCTGTATCCATTGATTGATAATATCCACATCCTTAATAGAACAATAGAGGAAGCCGTTTTTCTCAGCCCATTGTGCATGTGTGGTTTTCATACCACCACATAGCTTCGAGTTATTGGCAAAGATAAACCGCAGATCAATGTCTGGATATTGTTGTTTGATTAGTAGATACTTATTACGCTCTTGACTATCACTAAGATAGCCTTTGGTTTCCAGCAGAATCTTCTTCGGCAATGTCCAATCCACTGTATAAACGTGTTTGGATTCTGGTACGATATAATTAATCTTTGTTACTTCATAATCATATTCAGCTTTACCTTCTTTAAGAATCTGCTCGAAGTTCATCTCAAGCTTGCTACGCCGTTTCTTCTCAGGCATTCACAAGGTCCAGACTAGAAGGTTTGTCTGCATATTTGCCGTCAAACGTCCATTGGCAAGGCCAATAAACATCACTATCTTCATCATAATAGCAACCATTAAGATAATCCTCGTAGAAAATCTCATAGATCTTTACACTACTTCCTCCACGAGTTCGTACTGGTTGTGTCCAATCAATTGGCTTCTTGGTTTTCATAATATTCCTTTAAACTTGAGACTGCTTTCTCTAAATCTTTCCCTACATATAGATAGTGTCTGTGTGAGTTCTCTGTAATTCTAACTACATATCTAAGGTATGGATGGGTCTTTGTAGGTTTTCGAATAGATACTCCAAAGTATCCAGAAGAACTTTTGGCAAGTTTACGTTGATTCTTTACTTGTTGTTTTGGTGTGGTCCATCTAACATTACCCACCTCATAGTGACCATCGTTATTTATACGATCTAGTGTATGGCCTTCTGGCCTATGTCCAACACAATCACAAAACTCTTTAAAAGAATTAAACTTAAATTCTACTCCACGTTCGCCATAATATTTATACGAGATGTGATTTGGGTTTCTACACCTTTCAGCAGCTCCGTAAAAGACTCGTTTAAGGTAAGCCCACTCGTTCTGTGAAGCCATGTTTCTCCTTGTGTTCGCATTAACCACATACACATGAGGTTAACCGCTAGTTGATGTTTATCTTGATACAAGTCATAAACAGTATCAAACATTTCTTGTTCTTCGTAACAACCTTCTAGATAACGACCGGCCTTTACAGGACCAATACCAGAAATACCAGTAAGATGATCGGAAGGATCTCCAATAATTGTTTGTGCATAGAAGTTATGTAACCCCTTTATTTTTGTTATTGTGTCCCATTCTTGCTTGACAAAGTTGTAATGTCTTCCCTCAACTTGCTTTAAATCCTTGTCGATTGAGCAAATGACCGACCCATCACACTGACTCCATGCCAAGGCGTCGTCAGCCTCACATCCGTCGAAGATTTCAGCATTCCACTCTTGGAGCAGATAATCCTTACATGCTTGTCGATGCACAGGATCTACTATATCTTTGCGGTTTGCCTTGTAATCAGGATACACATCATAACGGAAGTTCTTCTTTGGAGATAGAAAACAGCGATATGACTCGGCCTTAGTGGCTTGAATAATCTCTCGCATTAGGTTTTCTACCCGCAAAATGGCCACTTCTTCTGGCTCTTGTAGAACTTTCTGTTTCTCACAACTTGCAGCGGCGCGGTAACAGACGATGTCCGCATCTATAAGTGCTATCATACTTTCATTCGTTTGTCAAATGTTCCTTGTCCAGTTACCTTAAAGCTTGTAGGCGAATGTACACGTTCAGTCTGCAAAGAACCGCACAAAGGGCATTCCACCCCCTGTGTAGTCTGTGCCAATTTCTCGAACGTGTGTGAACATTCCTTACATGAGAAATCGTATAGCTTTAACATTAGTACGGAATATCGCCGTCGCCTTCTTCCGTTGTAGGAAGATCGGCTAGTGGAATGATCTTACTATCCTGTTCAAAGACCCAATCGTAGAACTCCTGTGCGCAGATTGTCACATCATTAGCTGAAGCTTTCTTAATAGCCCCAGTTGCATTTAGATAGTCAATAGCATTGCTCAGGGACGACTGGCGTACAATCAGCACCTGACGCTTTGCACGCTCCTCTGGAGTCTCGTAGGTACTCTTAGGTGAGGTGAAGCCTGTCGGAGCCTTGGAGGGCTCAGGAGACCCCTTGCTGGAGGTATCTACACCGTTGGCAATGGAGGCACTGGTCCAGTCCCAATAACCTTTATCATTCTTGATCAATTCAATGTTGTAAACTTCGCCTTTCTTGGCATCGACCATTGTCTTATAGACAAGTGGATTGGTGAAGGACATAAGTTTCTTAGAAGATGTCTGACCCTTGGAAATATCCTTGTAGGTAATCTCCGCCATTTTGTACTTGCCCTTGTCTTCCACGTCAGCATTGATGAATTGAATTTGAATTTGCATTTATTATCCTTATAAATTGTTATACTACTCTATTAGTATCTCATACTTCTACTTGACTTACTATCTTAATTCCCAATACTTTTTAGATATTTGGCAATCTGAAAGTGCTCATCACTGGTGCCATTATTCTTGATTCTATTTGCCCTCCAAGAGATAATCTGAACATTCCCAGGAACATATCCTTTTGTGTTGTCTATACGATCAAAAGAAGGTGAATTTTCTTGGCGACTTTCTGCATAGTAGTTTAATTCCATTCCAAGAATGGGACAATGTGTATTCCACTTAACATCACAGAATTGAATTGTCCAGCTTTGAGCATCTCGATTTTTTGCAACACTCTTTTTATTTGTAAACTTATGTTTACAAATATCTAGGAAATCTCCTTTATCCACAATCCCATTTTCATAAAACTGACCGTAGATTTCTTTAAGTCGAGTTGTTAAATTATGATTGCGTAGGTTTCGCCGTTTTTTCATTGCTAACCCATGTAACCCCTGAGATTTTGCAATCTGTCGTACACGTTCCCTCGATAATCCAAATTGATCTGCAATTTGTTTATAAGTAGAAAGACCTGAAAGTAACTGAAGAATTTCTTCTGTTTGTTCTGGTGTTATCTTACTCAAATTATACCTCCACAAGATCTTTCATATTCGGACCTACACTAACCTCGCCGAGCATGGGTAGATCCCAACGAATTCCATAGGCTTTCTCGATATTGCGCGGAAGATCCTTGAATACCCCTACCATAAGTTCTTTAACTGTCTCCACCTCGTCTGGGGGTGAGTCTGATGTAAGACTATCATGAATAGTGCTAATAAGTAAGCTACGCAACTTATACTTAGAAAAACGGGCAGCAAGACTAACCCTAGCAACAGCACAAATATCCGCTCCAAGCCCTTGATTAGGGTAGTTGGTAATTTCATACTCAGAGAATTCTCCTTTACGATTCTTATTGAACTTATAGTTACGACCAAGTGGTGAGGTCAATTGTCCAGTCATATTGACTTCTTGCAAATACTTCATGTGAGTGGCGTACAATCCTTTATACTTGGTATAGTACTGGTCAATCACATCCTGCCAGAACTTTTGTGACTTCGACACTGGCATGAAGTCCGGGTCATGACAATATGCAAAGGCAGGTCCGCGATAAATCCACCTGAACAAAAATACCTTCGATATCAGTCGTGATGGTAAGTTGAATCTTTGCTGATTCGCAGTGTGAATGTCATTCAGCTTGGGATTTTCGATCATTGCACACCACTCTTCAATCCCGGTCTTGTCTTGACTTAGGTGGAGATATGTTGCCCATTCCAGAGCCTTGGCGTCTGTGTTCACGATTGGCATTAGAACCTACTCTCACATAGTTGCTTGCCTACTGCGGGAATATTCTGACCATTGGGGTTACTACTAGCAACCCGTCCTGTCACCGCCACGCAGTTGTTGTAGCTTGGATGTAGTATATCACCCCAACCCATCTGATCAAGCTTCTTAGGTAGGCCCAAGAGATATGTCCCGTTGAGTTTTTCCATCTTTGCTCGTTCAAGGATTAGGTCAATCACTTTCTTTGCATACTTGTTAGGTTTCAAAGATCGCAGAACATCCTCAGCTACCGATGTATTTACTTCCCCGCCCCAGTCTTGAAGAGGTTTGACCAGTTGGGGAAATTCGGTGATTGAGTCCACATTTTTGTACTTGACTTGGCCTGCTCTAGCACCAGTTTTAAAGTGTCCGATTGGAACTTGAATAGTGCGGCTGACAAATCCACCATAAAGGATAGCTGATTTTTCATTGTTTGAATTCCATTTAATCTCAAAATCGACCATATTGTTTAGTTTAACTTCGATATCCTGAATCTTTGCAGCGTTCTCTTCTGCAATCTTTAAGGATTTCTCTTTGTTATACTTAAGACCATTCCATTCCATGTCTAGCAGCACAGGCAGGTCAAGCATGTGCAAACGGAACAGCTTATACATTCCACTAAACTCATTAGAGAACATCTTCATCTGAGTTTCGTAGAGTTGATGTGTAATTTCTACGTCTTGAATACAATATTCCTCTAATTCATCTTCAGGAATATCGCAAGTATCTATGCCTTTGTTCCAATAATTTTCCGCAATGTAGTCATACTTTTCTCCAAGTCCATGCCTTTCACAGGAAGTTCGCAAGTCTGGGAACCTCCATGTTTGTGAACTAAATAGAAACTCGGCATACTGACAATCATAAATACGAGTCCCGAAAGTAGGGATAAACCCAAACTCACGCCTAGCCCAAGACAGATCAAACTTGATATTAAAGCCAACAAGAAGTTCAGCAGAAGTAAGTATCTCATTTATACGGCCAACGTCCCATGGCTTTTTGAAACTCAATGACTTCACGGAGTTTCCTGAAATGATCTTTAGGCACAAAAGACACACATAGGTTTGCGGATCGTGCACATTGCACTTGTTCCTCGTGCCCCCCTCGAAGTCGAATACTACTATTGCCATTCATTTGTCCACAATCACTTTATAATAGGATTTTGTTTGATAACAATACACAACAATACCCTCAATCTGCATAAATCCAGGAGCAGCTTGAGAACCCTGTGTTTTTAGTACTGATAAGGCTTCCTCAATGTTACTAGGAAGACTAGGTACTACATCACAGCAGGTTGGTGTATTTGGATTGTCTTTGTTCCATCGTGCTGTATTGAACAAGCTAAATCGTTTCTTATCTTGTCCATAGCCACGTTGAATGCCAAGACCCCACCATTCTCCATAATGATGTCCAGGTCCCATTGTTAGTAGTGCTTCTTTGTTAGCTTGTACCCACTTGGCAAACCCATAGTTGTCATCTTCTGGAGTAATTAATTTGTTACGACTCTGTGCTCCAATTTCCCCATCTTCTGTAATGATAACAGCAGCATTTGTACCATCAATCTTTTCAGTAATAAAATACTTCTCATTAGAAAGTCGTGGAATTTTCGGCCATGCTTTAAATTCAATGGTCATCACACACCTTTAGCAGCAACATGAGCTACGCAGATCTTCGTTAGGAACGAACTCAGTAAATTCCCAATTCATAAAATCTCGGTGCAGACTAACAGAGACTAACTTCTCAGCATGCTTTTCATCTTCAGCTTGAACAGTAATTGTGACAGTGATATCAAAAGTTTCCATTTTACTTCTCCTTAGCGATTTTCAGTGCGGGGATCAGACTCAATGATCCCTAGTGTTAGTTGTATGAATGTCTTGCGATCAAAGAAGGGATCAACCCCTTCAAAATAGTTTGCCAAGTTCCTAGCTAGACCAGTACGACTAGTAGTCGCCATTGGTGAATTTCGCACGATCTTGGCTACATTCATCATATGCTTCCGGCTAAATGGTTTAGCTTTCTTTGGATGTTTAATTATTTCTTCTGTCAAAATTCCACGTCCTTATAACGGGCAATCAAAGGTTCAATCAAAACGTCAGCCTTGCCATGACGCATAGTTGGGTCAGTGTCACTATCACCAGCCAGCTTGTTCTTAGACAAGTGAAAGTGGCGCACATATTCCAAGGCTGTATCATGCGTCTTTCCTATGCCAAGGATGAAGTCCGCCTCTGCTTGTTTACTAGTTTTTGCATTGGCTACATTCTCCATAGTTAGCCACCGCTTTCCTTCTCCTGAAGCATCAGCTTGGCATACGGCAATAACTGGGCAATACTGTTTTGCAATCTCTCTGCCCCAAATATAAATTGACCCCAGTCGTAGGTCTTCACGCTCATTATCGAATCCTTTGATTTTGTCAATCGTGTCAAAAATAACAAGGGATGGGTTAAGCTCCTTGCAAAGTGATTCAACCTGTCTTCGATGTATGCTGGCGGAATCGAAGATTTTAATGAACTGCCCACCTCGACTATCAAAGGCAGATTGATTTGCATTGAGGTTTGCGAACAAGTCAACTGCTGAGAGTCCAAGGCTTGCTTGGATACATCGCAGCATGACTTTGTTTCCTTGTTCTTCGTTGTTGAACCAGAGGATAGGACCACTTTCTGCTGTAAGCTGTTCTGCAAAGAATGTAACTTCCGACGCAAGGAATGTAGTCTTGCCAGTTTCAGGCCGGGCAAAAATGAATCCGAAGTCTCCTTTTCTAAGAGAGCCAAGCATTCGGTTAAGAGTGTTAAGTCTCCATCTAAGTCCAACGGACTTGACAGATTCGTTGTAGAGTTCATTTAAATCTCCAGATACAAATTCAACTTCTTCAACTTCTGTGGACTGTTCGAACTGGTCCATCGTAGAAAAGATCTTCTCGACTGATGACCGTCCTTCGCTTACATCAAGAGAAACCAATGCAAGGTCATAGGCGAGCTTCTTGTTCCTCAGTGATACCAACACGTCACCTATGAGCCGTTCGTCGACTGTAGCCTCTTGTAGACCCATTAGCAAGGCTTCTAGGGTATCACGATCCTTGTCAGAACACTTAGACAGAACATAAAGACTGAATTCGTCTAGAGACAAGTTCTTGTTGTAAGACTCATGAAGTTCTTTAAGACAAGTATAAAGAAATACAACTTCTTTAGATTCTTTGTCTATATATTTATTTATAGTAGTTATATATTTATTATAATTACTATTAACTAATATATAGTTAATAATATGTATTAGTTCTATTATTATAATACTCCTTTATTTATATATATTAGTTTAGCACAGTTTTCCTAACTTGTCAAGGGGTATCTACAATCTCTACTTCTGTCCATGCAGCTAGATGGACAACATTGCCGTTCTTGTCTTTACAGTAGCTGTACATACCATCAAGATGATCAAAGAATAGTACCTCTTTGTTCTGTTCTACCTTGACCCATGTCTTTGGTGGTGCTTCATATAAGTTCATTTCAAATATTCCTGTATTTCTTCATGGGTATGTTCCTTGGGATCTTTGTCAGAGAAGATAACATAGGCTTCCAGCCCTAACAAACGGGCCAAGGATGCTATAGAAACGCTCTTGGTTCGCACATCAGGATCTAGATATACCCATACCTTATCCACAACAGTTTTAAGCCTCAGAAGCTGCTTGGATGAAATCGAACTTCCGAAAATAGGAATGCTTCCTTTGATTTTGCTAACCTTAATTGCTGACACAATGTCTTCCACCAACACAGCTTCTCGATTTCGTACCTTGATAGGATGGATGATTTCGTGGATCTTACCTTGAGAGAACCACTTCGCCTTGGTCTTGTCATTGCCAACATATCTTCCTTGCCATGCAATCAGACCCGTATCATCGAAGTATGGGAACACAATACGCGACCATTGCTCTGACCACATAATGTTGTTTTGTTGAATGTCTAATCGTGCCAAGGAATACTGTCCAAGCCATGCTCTTGCTTCAAATGGTAGCTCCGCAACAACGTCTGAAGGTAGGACAATTTCTGATGCACTTCGTCGAACTTGTTCTCCAACCTTTTTACGGCCCGTGCTATGACCACACTTGAAACAAAAGCAATGCCCGTCAGAATACACAGCAAGATTATCTCCAGACCTGTCATTGCCTATCCTCGCACATTCTGGACAACGTTCTTTTCGTACAACATGTGACTCATTTGTCAACATCCTCTTTACCTTTTGGTTGATATACTGAATGCCAAGTTTCCCAATACTCCTTGACAATTCCCAGAGGATATGTTATAGGAGTGAACATTGTCTTCACTGTCTTAGTGATTATTCGTGGTAGTTGTATGCTAGGGCGAGTCCAGTTTCGGACGACTTGTTGCCAGTTGTTCATGAATTTTCCAGTTCTTTCCAGTGTGCGAAGGCTTGCCTGTCCTGTTCGGTAACTTTTGACGGTAGAGAGCACATCCATATTTCCAAAGCCTCGGCCAGCTCCTCCGCGCAGGCTTGCAGCTTGGCAACTTCGTCGCAAGCAATCTCGAACTGCTCATCTTTGACTTTGAACGCCTGTGTTGCCACGTTCCTATCTGCCATTGCCCACTTAACCTTTTCCTTCAGTTCGGCAATCTCCGCTGCTGCTTGCAGCAACTGTGCATCAGCCTCTGTGATAAGTGTTTTGGCCTCTTCTCCGTTATAGAAGCGTTCGATTAAATCGCTCATCCCCGTTTCTCCTTCTCTATGTCGGGTGTGGTCATTGAATATCTCCCATGGAAAGATCCTCATCAAAGGAAATCTCAGAATAGTCCTCTGGGAAATCGTCAGTGATACAGACACTACACAACTCTGTATATGTGCCTGTCAGTGGGTCAATTGCCTTCATTTCCCACTCTTCCATGATATCATCACAAGCACGACAACGGCCGCTCAAGCTGTCACCTCCAGAAAGTTGTGCTTAGTTTCACCTTGCAAAATTGGCTTAAGGATTTGTGCCAGTTTATCGATAACATCATCATACACAGTACTAGATAGACAATTCCACAGTGTGAGCAACCCTGAGTAAGCATGAACAGCGCCACAACCGCGAATCTGGTCAGTGCCATCAATGTACTTGGTAGGCAGATCGGCGATTACTGTGCAATTTGCTAGAACATTGTTGAAGTTTTTAGGGGTGAGTTGTTGCACATAATAAACTTCTGAGGGCATTTGCTGCTTATGGCGAATCTGTTCAATATCTGTCCAAGCAACCTGTCCAGCACCAAGACCAGCCAACTTCAGGAGCAATGTGTAAATATTGGTGAGTAGTGCTTTCTGAATCCAGAATTTGCTGGCGAGAACAATGACCGTCCGTGCATCAATATCTACCACTTCAGTGTGATCTACACTGTTGGCATCTTCTACCTTATGAATGAACGGTAGGCTCTTAATGAAAGTTGCCTTCTGTTCCTCCGTTGGGAACGAGAGTGCAATCCGCGTGGCACTCAAATCCAATGGGAACTTGTCATGTCTGTATGCAAACCCATAGGTAGTCACAAAATGAAACTTTTCTGGATGATAATTCTTCATCAATAGTTCATTGAAATATTCACGACACTTGACAAAGGGATGTACTGCTTGGAAATCTTCCCCTACTGGATTGACAAAGGCAAACTTGATTTCGTTTGCTTGAAAGCTTTCACGAAGAGTGTTGTTGTCAGTGTAGACAGTTAGTTTAGCCATTTGTAATACTCGCAATAATTTCGTTAGTGTAATTCTGACAGGTTGTGCCCTCAATGCCGGGAGCAGTGTTGACCTCTAGCACGTAGCACTTGTTCTCTAGCTCATTCCAGATGATATCTACAGCACCAGACTGAAGACCAATAGCAGCACAAGCAGCAAGAGCCAACTGTTGAAGTCCTTCCGGTTCTTGGATACCTTCTCGGCAATATACCCATCCGTTTTGATGGTTGCGGATTTGGTTGTTTCGATTCTCGAAACCTGCACGCCTCTTTTTCTGAGTAACATCAATAACCTTAGATTGGAAAACGTGGACACGGAATTCGTGTTTCTTTTTCTTGTACTGGACATACAGTTTCGCATATGGAGGCTGTTCCCCGACTGCTACCATTACAATACCTTTACCACTGTGACTACGAAGAAGCGTACGCGCTAGGTAATCCTTACCCCAAGCAATTGCCACAGCCTTGTCAGTAGTCCATTCAGGAATAGATACACCAGCTTCCTTAAATTTCTGGAAGGAGAGCAGTTTGTCACTAGCAATCTTCTTGGCAATTTCCTGCTGTGCATCAGTGTGTGGGCAGGGAGCCGTCGGCCCCCATGCCACAATCCTGTCACTAGGACGGCGTTTGTATCGCACAGAGTCTTTGCGAACTCGCAGCACTCGACGATCTTGCTGATCTTCTTTGAGATTAGATTGGAGATTCTTCAATGACCGACTGCCAATCTTATATCCGATTAGGATAATGCGCTTTGGTTTCATTTAGCCCCCATAATAAGTAGGCATTGCTTCATTGCAAAATTCGCAGGTAATGTATGTAATATCACCCTTACTGTTTTGGTTCATCACTGCACCTTTTGTGTCATCCTTTGTTTTGATCAAAGTGCCACATGAATAGCAGCAACCGCCTGCCATTTCAATTTGACTTGGTGTCACTAGCTTGTGGTTAAGTGTGTGCCACTTCTCTTCAATAGATACATCCTTAATCCACAACTGCACCTCTCCTCGCTTAGATGAGATACTAGTGATAACACCTGTAAGAAACTCAGCATCCAAGATAGCATCAACAGCAGGAGATTTCCACACATTCATATCAAGAAAGGTATTAACAGGAGTCCGGCATGAGTCTGTAGTTTCACCCACAAGTTTATAGGATTTCCCATTCTCTTCCCAATCAAGCAAACGCCATGAAACTTTCTCACCTGATGAATAGGTCTCAATGCTTGGTGTATCCACCCTGCCCGAAGAGTGTACTAATGCAAGATGCCCAAAGCCCAATTGCTGGTGAGACACTCCCGAAGTGCTTTGGTACTTGTGCTTCTGGTTGGGAGTGCTCTCTTTTTTTGGTTTTGACTCAGCCTCAAGTTTGCGAGTATCCAGATTAAACTTGAACACCTTGTCAGTAGGAACATTCTGAATGGTATATTTACCAATATCATTGCGATCAAGAATCCAGTCTAACATCTTGTTCTCGGATGCCAGATAAATCTTGTCCGTTATCTCTACCATATACAAAGGGCGCTCTGCATTACGAGTGAAGTAGAGCATCTTCTCTTCTGCATTGTACCAGATCAGCGCATATGCGCCTTCAATGTTCTTGAGTAGTGATTTGTACCCATGTTCGTTA